TTCAACTTTTTCCTTATAAAGAGTTCCAAATAATATTTTGTACGCTTCTTCAGTTCCTTTAGCAGTATAAAAATCTTTTGACTGTTTTAGGAAATTTGATATATTTAAATCTCCTGTAAATGATCTATCCTCAAAACCCGGAGATATTTGTGTTTTTACTTTTGTGAAAAACTTTTGTAGAAAAATATTACTTAGATTTTTTACTTTTGCATTCTCTGCATGAGTGCTGATACCTGATTTTGAGAATGTAAGAAATTCTGGAGAGTTTGTTTTCTCGCTATTTTCAATACCACTAAATCCTCTAACGCATCCTGTAAATGAAGTAGAACCTATACCAGTATAGGTGATTATCTCATCATCAATTTTGAGCAAACCATACTTACTAGGCCACCCCGTTGTAGAATCTACATATATTGTGTTATCAAACTTTCGAGTATATTGAGACGTTGATGTAAATCCAGTAAGATTGTCTTTGTTGAGAAAATCAACACTTTTATAGTCAGTAAAATTATCAACAATATCTACTGGACCACCTTGAAACTCTTGTGATATGTAATATTGCTTTAGAAATGTTCCAAGTAAAGGATTGTCAGAATCTATCGCTTCAGGAATCTGACTTTCAATAACTTCTTGTATCTTGACTCTGGATAGTGAGGTTTCTATCATTAGTATCCGCTACTATAATTGCTTGGCGATGAACTTGTTGATGACGAAGTTGATGATGTCGTGGTAGAAGAAGTATTCACAGGAGATACAAAATTAAGAGTATCACGAATCTGTACACTATTTACTGAGTGAGTAGAACCGGTCATTTTAGTGCCATCTGGCATACTATGAAACTCACCATAATAAGGTTGACCGTTGACATATCCTACTAATTTACCTTTACCTGATGAACTTGTCACTATAGCACCCCTTACCTTGTTTCCATTACTGTAACTTGATTGCACATCGAATCTTGTTCCTGATACGTTTGCTCCAGATGAGATAAGGTCTTGTCTCATTGTAAAATTACTTTTTTCGGTGCTAAGTTGTAAAAACAATTCTTTTCTTCCCAAAACATCATTTGATAATGGCACTGCTTGTATCTCAATAATATTTTCTGGTAAAAGTGTTGAAGTTATGTTTATTGTGTTGATAAGTATTTCACCTTTCTTGTAATCTACAGTGCCTACATTAGTAGATACAATTTCGACGTCTATATCGTCTGTGAGTTTGAATAGGAATAGATTGCCTGTATTTGATCCTTGAATCACTTTATCGGCGATGTAGACCGTTCCATCGATCCCTGAAACACTAAAACCTGTGCTCTTGATATTGTAAGAGTCTAATTCATTATAAAACTGATTGTCGAAACACAATTCATATTGTGTAAAGACATTTATCATTGATTTTAAATTTCTTCTAATTAATACATTCGTAATATTGGATGTAATAGAATTGTCAACAGCATCAATAACTGAAGTCATTTTAGAGTATTTGAATCTACCACCAAACTTATTCAACTCTCCAGACTTAGAATATTGATTTACTGAATCAGTTATCTTAGATCTAAGAGTATCAGAGTCCCCAACAAAGTTCGTATTGTAGTAAATATATGAATCTAATTCAACGTACAGAAATTTGAGATCTATAAAGGATGGTACAATTCCTGCCACACTGTAACTTTTGAGAGATCTTAATAAATCTGTTTTCGTAGACTTCGCTAAAAAATTACCATTTCTCGGTTTTGCTGCGATAAAGACACGACCATATTGAGGTGGATTTAGATCTTCTCCACCATATGCACTTACTGATTCTATATTTGGATATATTGAGGGGAGTAATGCTTCATAATCAGTAGCAGTTACCGCACGATTTTGTGCTGCAAATCTTCTAGGTGCGTAATTTCTTATACTTTGCACACTCTCTATATCATCTCCATTCTCAGAAGGCGTCAAAACTCGTAGTCTTGCTACAGCAGTCGGTATAAGTGCACCACTTTCATCTTTTATTGCACCTACAAAATTAAAGACTGACGCACCATTACCCTCTTTACCATCTGTTTTGATGTAAGTTGCTCTAATTACATTGTTTGCCTGTAACTTCTTCCCAAATATATCATCTCCAAAAAGAAGTTCATACTTTTCATCACTTGTCTCTTGTATCAAAAATGTGTTAGATGTAGAAGTTATGCCGACAATACTGTCAATTTCTTTGTACTCTGTTTCGATAGTGCTTGATTCACTTTCTCTGATATACACTCTGAGTGTGGATGTGTCAATACTATCATTCGGTAAAACATATCTTTGGTTTGCTTGTGATAAGTTTACAACCCATTGCTTCTCCAAAAGTTGACCTTGATATATTTGGAGAAATCCATTAGATTCACCAAACACAGAAGGAGCAGTTATTCTTTGCGGTAAAGAATATATAAAGTTGACACCATTCACTCCAGAGTTTGCAATAACCCCTTCATCAATACTTATTGACGTATTTGTTGTTGAGATTCCAGTAATGTTAATAGAAACAGTTGCTACAGCAGCACGTTTTGATCTAGGCACGTAACCTATGTTTCTTGCAAGCGATACTACGTTCTCTCTGAGTGTTGCTGAATCAATAAATGATTCATTCGCAACCATATTGGTATTATATGCCGTGATGTAAGTATTATATGCTAATGTATTAATAAGAACAGACAGATTAGATCCCTCAAAGTCAAAATCTGAGAAATTAGAGTTTTGCCTCAGATAATCTTTGATTGAAGTTTTTATATCTTCAAAGTTGAGATTTGTGAATTGATTGAGAGCCATTATAGTCTAGTCGGTTCTAATATAAAGTTTATTGTTTGCGTTGGTAAAGATAACCCAACGATGTTGTATGATATCTCAATATTTAAAGAATTCTCGTCTGGTCTTGATTCAACACTAACATCTGTTAGATTTACTCTAGGTTCAAAGTTTGTTATTACAGTTTCAATTTCAGTAGAAATAGGATCAATGAAATCGGAGTTTCCTAATTCAAATAATGCCCCAGTGATACGGGTGCCAATGTCATTTCTAAAAAATACTTCACCAATCTTTGTTCTAACAAGATTTTGCACAGAACGTTTGATTGCATCCTCATTTTTAAGAGGAAGCAAATCTCTTGTAACAGGGTGACGTTTGAAGGATAATGATATATCCCGAAAACCTCTTGATATTTTATTGAGAGGCACTTTTATACAATACTCGTATATTTAGTGCTATTTAGACAGTTGCTACGAGTTATCTTTCATCCGATTTATGTTGATCTTGAAAATGGTGATAATATTGATCATCTATGTCTGCCATGACTGCTCTGTCCTTCTGAGTCTTCCAGAAATAATCTTCTTGATCACCAAGACCTAGATTATCATGTCCACACTCAACCTGATAGTACTTTGTAGAGACCTTGAAGTCTGGTGTTTTAGGTTTGGGGGGTGTCATACTGTTATCATAGATTCTCATCCTGTTATTGGGATACAGAGCGAACTGACCATTGTTTAGTGCAATCAGGTTATGACTTTTATGTTCTGCAGGAGTCTCAGCAGTAGAACAGTCAATGCTATCTGCAGAGTCATGGTAATTGTCCAGTGTGCAAATGTATTCTCCTCTAATGCTTCCGAAATCACGAGTATTAATCTCGTAATCTGCACTTCCGATGATTGATTTTGTAATTGCTGTAACTCCATAGTCCATACAGTTCCAAAATTGCAAATTTATTAAATTCATATCAGGATCAGGTGTCTTAGGAGAAGAGACAAAAGCAGAGATTGGTAGTTTATCAAATAATGCAGCATATTCATACAAATACGTTTCAAAGTAAAAAGCACGACCGGGCATAGACTTTGCAGATACCCACACTCCTTTTACAAACTCACCATGTCCGTCTTTATGGTCTCTTAAATATTCTTTTCTTACCCACACATGGATTGCGGGTAGATTGCAGATTAATGTTGACATAATAAACTATCGCTAATAATAATTATACAAAAAAAAGAGGACATTAGTCCTCTCTGTCTAAACCAAGGTATTTGACTTCGATGTCGTCAGGGTGTGGAGTTCCGTCACGATAAAATTGTTCTGCAAGTTCTTGAGTTACATCAAGCATCTCTTCTTCATCAATGTCAGAACGGATTTTCTCACCCTGCAAGTATATATCGTATCTTTCCATCTTTGTTGGTTGTATATTTAACATTACAACCCTACTTATATAATTCTCATCTTCTCGTGTCCCACTCTTATGGTTGGATCGCACCAAATCTCGAATCCTGCTTTGATTGCTTCAAGACAAAAAGAAACGTCTTCACCACACATGTCTTGCACTGCACCAGATTCAAAAACCTGCATTTGTGGGGCAAACCATGGATACTTCATATCAGGATGTTCAAACACACCTTTCTTGATCATTACCCATCCAAACCCTGTGTAATCACATGTAAATGGTTTTCTTCTTTTCTGTATACCATCAACCATTTCATGATTCATGACTCCACCATTCTGTTCAAATTCATCTTCTTCTAACCAATGTGCAACAGATGTAGTTCTACCATCTTCTGTCACATACTCTCTC